GCGCTCGGTCGAGAGAGGGCGGCGGGAGCTGACGATGACCTCGCTGAACAGACCGGAGCCGGTGTTTCGGCGGGTTCCGGGCAGGCTCTCCTCGAATTGACCGGCGAGGTCCGGCGCGACGTGGCGCAGTTCGTGAACCAGGGCGGCCATGACCTCGCGCTCCAGCCTGGTGAAGCGGGAGCTCATCCAGCATCGCCAAGGGACGAAGACATCATTTCGATGGGGCCACTCACGCCCCGACCCTAACCGCAACCAGCGGTTCATGAAAACCGGAGACATCATGAAAGAGACCAAGACGGCCTCGGGCACCCCCGAGGCGCGCGCCGCCATGCACGAGATGATGGCGGCGTTCGAGGCGTTCAAAGGGGCCAACGACGCCCGGCTGGACGAGATCGAGCGCAAGGCGTCCGCCGATACGCTGCTGGAGGAGAAGGTGGCGCGGATCGACCAGGCGGTGAGCAGCGCGCAGGCGCGGCTCGACCGGGTCGTGAGCGAAGGCCGCCGGCCGGAGCTGGGAGCCGCCAACCCCTCCACCGTTTCGCGGTCCTGCTCCCAATCTCAAGGGGAGGAGACGAAGGCCGCGTTCGACGGCTATCTGAAGACGGGCGCATCGTTTGGTCTGGAACTGAAGGCGGGGCTGTCAACGGCCTCGAACTCGGCCGGCTATGTGGTGCCGGAACAGACCGAGCGGGCTATCGAGCGGCGACTGATGGCCGGCTCGCCGATGCGGGAGATCGCCAGCGTGCGCACAGTCGGCGCCGGTGTTTTCCGCAAGCCGGTATCTACGGCCGGCCTCGCTGCGGGCTGGGTCGCCGAGACGGCGGCGCGGCCTGAAACCGATCCGGCCACGCTGGCCCTGCTGGAGTTCCCGTCTGCTGACCTGTACGCCAGCCCGGCCGCCACCCAGAGTCTGCTGGACGACGCGCTGATCGATCTGGACGAGTGGCTGGCCTCCGAGGTCGAGGACGCGTTCGCCGCGCAGGAGACGACCGCCTTCGTCGGCGGGGATGGGGTCAACAAGCCCAAGGGCTTCCTGAGCTACGATATCGTGGCCGAGGCGGAGCATGAGTGGGGCAAGATCGGCTATGTCGCCTCGGGCGCGGCGAGCACGTTCGCGTCCTCCAGCCCGACCGACCGTCTGATCGACCTGGTCTATGCGCCCAAGGCCCGATACCGGCCGAACGGCCGCTTTGTGATGAATCGCAAGACGGTGTCGGCGGTGCGCAAGTTCAAGGACAGCGACGGCGCCTACATCTGGCAGCCGGCGCAGCGGCCCGGGGAAACCGCCAGCCTGCTCGGCTATGCGGTCACCGAGATCGAGACCATGCCGGACGTGGCCGCCAACGCGGCGGCGATCGCCTTCGGCGACTTCCAGCGCGGCTATCTGATCGTCGACCGGGCGGGAGTGCGCGTACTGAGGGACCCGTATTCCGCCAAGCCCTATGTGCTGTTCTACACCACGAAGAGAGTCGGCGGCGGCGTGCAGAATTTCGACGCCATCAAGGTGATGAAGTTCGCGGCGACCTGACCAGGGCGACTACCTGCGAGTGATCGACACCGGAGGGGCGAGCCGCCCGACACCGTTCCGATCACTCGCCCCGTTTTCCCAAGACAATCGAGGCAAATTATGACCGCACCCGTCTCGCTGGCGGAAGCGAAGCTGTTCCTCCGCGTCGAGCACGACGCCGAGGAAGGGCTGATCCAGACCCTGATCGACGCCGCCCGGACAAGGATAGAGGGCGATACCGGGCTGAGCCTGGACGCCGCTTCGCCGGCGCCACTGCGGCTGGCCGTGCTGATGCTGGTCCTGCGCGCCTATGAGCGGGGCGAAGATGACATGCCGGTCCAGCCGGTCGAGGCGTGGATCGCGCCTTACCGCGCGGTGCGGCTGTGAGAGTGCTGGCCAGCCTTTTTGAAGGTGTCGAGAGTCAGACGCCCTATGGCGGCCGGGCGGTGAGCTGGGAACCGGTGGGTTCGGCCTGGCTCAAGGCTGGGCCACGGCGGCTGCGCGAGAGGAACGAGCCGGGCGGGGTCCGGAACACCGAGATCATGATGGCCGAGGCGCGGGCCGATGTACGGCTGACGACAGGGCGGGTGCTGAGGTTCGGCGGGGCCGACTGGCGCATCCGCTCGGTCGAGACTGTTGGCGGACAGGCCATCCTGAACCTGGAGCGGGGCTCATGAGCCATGAACTGGCCCTGCAGAAGGCGCTGGTCGCTCATATGGCCGCCGACCCGGGCGTAGGAGCCTTGCTCGGAGAGCCTCCGAGAATCTGGGACGCGCCGCCGCACAAGCCGATCCTGCCGTATCTGCTGATCGGACGCTCGGAGAGCCGTCCCGTGGCGGCCGATGGAGGCGGCGTCGAGCACGCCCTGACGTTGACCGTGGTGTCGCAGTTTCGGGGGACCGAAGAGGCCAAGGCCGTTCTGGCCGCGCTGCGGCTGAGCCTCGCCGACGCGGCTCTCGTCGCCGATGGAGTGCGGACGGTCAGCCTTCGGCTGACGTTCGCAGACGTTTATCCGGCCCCGGACGGGCTGAGAACATTCGCGGTGCTGCGTGTGCGCGCCGTGACGGAGGAGACCTGAAGATGGCGGCGCAACGTGGCAAGGACATCCTGCTGAAATTGGAGAGCACGCCCGGCGTGTTCGCGACCGTCGCGGGCCTGAGAGCCCGGACAATCTCGCTCAACGCCCGCACTGTGGATGCGACTGATGGCGACAGCGTCGGGCGCTGGCGAGAGCTGCTGGGCGGGGGAGTGAAGTCAGCGGCTGTCGCCGGCCAGGGCATTTTCCGCGACGCGGCCTCGGACGCTTTGATCCGCGAGGCATTCTTCGATCAGGCGACGCGGATCTGGCGGCTGATCGTGCCGGATTTCGGTACGCTCGAGGGGCCGTTCCTGGTGGCCGCGCTGGAGTACGCCGGCGAGCACGAGGGCGAGGCGACCTTCGCGATCAGTCTCGCCAGCGCCGGCGAAGTGACGTTCGGCGCGGCCTGATGGAAGTCAACGGAGCAAGGGGCGAAGTGGTCACCGTGCTGGCCGGTGCGGAGCGGCGTCTATGCCTGACGCTGGGCGCGCTTGCCGAGATAGAGACCGCGCTGGAATGCGACGGTCTGGCGGGCTTGGCAGACCGGATGCGGGCCCTGTCGGCGCGGGATCTGATAACCGTTCTCGCGGCCTTGCTACGGGGCGCAGGCGAGCAGACGCTGGCCAATGCATTGGCGACTGCCGCGGTCGACCCTCGCGAGGCGGCGGAGGCGGTGGCGAAGGCCTTCGCGGCCGCGACTTGAAGACGCCCTGGGCCGTGATGTTGCGCGCCGCCGCCCGGGCCGGTGTCGCACCTGCGGACTTCTGGCGCCTGTCCCTGAGGGAATGGCGACTGTTAACCGAGGCGCCAGCCAGCGGCCTGCCCCCGGCGCGGAGTGAATTCGAACGAATGGCGGAGGCATGGCCCGATGACGGATGAGCTTGAGGCGAACGGCCTTGATGCCGTGCCGCGCCGTGTGGCCGAAGCGGCGGCGGCGCTGGACGGATTGAAGGGGCCGGCGGAGCACGCCGCCGCTTCGATCGAAGCCGCGTTCGATCGGGCGGGAACGGGTCTGGCCCGATCGCTCTCACGGGCGGCCGTGGACGGCGAAATCTCCTTGGCCGAGCTGGCGAGAGCGGTGCTCGCGGCGATCAATGCCGCCGCTGGCGGGAACGCAGGCGGTTTGTCCGGAGCCATTGCACAGGCGGTGGGATCGGTGTTCTCCGGCGCCCGGGCCGACGGCGGGCCGGTGAACGCCGGCGGCGCCTACCTGGTCGGAGAACGGGGACCGGAACTCTTCCGGCCGACTGGTTCCGGGATGGTCGAACCGGCGGCCGCGCACGGCGTGACGGTCAATGTGCGCGTCGACGGCGGGGCTGAGGCCTTGCTGAGGTCTGAAGCGCAGATCGCCCAAGCGCTGGCCCGCGCCGTTTCGCTCGGCGCACGCCGGCTCTAGCGGGGTCGCGCGGCAAGAGGCGGATGCCGCCACACACCCCAATACTTCGGAGATCACTCATGGCCTTTCACGAAGTGAGGCTGCCGGCGCGTCTGGCGTTCGGGTCGACAGGCGGCGTCGAGCGGCGGACCGAGATCGTGACGCTCGCTTCGGGCTTCGAGCGGCGGTCAACGCCTTGGGCGCAAGGTCGCAGGCGCTATCTGGTCGGCGCGAACCTGCGGTCGCTGGACGACATGGCGGCCTTGACCGCCTTCTTTGAAGCGCGGCGCGGGCGCCTGTACGCCTTCCGGTTCAAGGATTTCGCCGACTTCAAATCTTGCGCACCGAGCGCCGCGATCACGCCCGACGACGAGAGCCTGGGCATCGGCGACGGCGTGCGGACGAGCTTCGATCTGCGCAAGCGGTACGGTGAAGGCGGACACCCTGCGGACCGCCGGGTTTCCAAGCCTGTCGAGGGAAGCGTCCGGGTCAGCCTCGACGGCTCCGAACTGACTTCCGCAGTCTTTGAAACCGACCTGACGACCGGGACGGTCACGCTTCAGACGCCGCCGCCAGCGGGCGCGGTCGTCACGGCCGGGTTCGAGTTCGACGTTCCGGTCCGGTTCGACGCCGATCGGATCGACGTCACGCTGGAGAGCTTCGCCGCCGGGCGGATGGCCGCAGTCCCGCTGATCGAAGTGAGGATCTGAGATGCGCCAGGTGTCCGAAGAACTGGCGGCACGAGTCGAGAGCGGCGCGGCCACCCTGTGTCACGCCTGGTTGTTGAAGCGGGGCGACGGCCTCTTGGCGGGCTTCACCGATCACGACCGCCCCCTGCTGGTCGACGGCGTCGAGTGCCGGGCCTCGAGCGGGTGGACCGGCGGCGCGGCGGACAGCGGCGTGGGACTAACGGCAGGCGCGGCGGTCGTCGCGGGCGTTCTCGACGATGATGGCATCACGGAAGCCGATATCGCGCAGGGCCTGCTCGATCGGGCGGAGATCGCCCTGTGGCGGGTGGACTGGCGTCGCCCCGACCTGAAGGTCCGGTTGTGGGTGGCCAGGCTGGCCCGGGTGCGGCGCGACGGCGACGGCTTCATCGCGGACCTCGAAGGTCCGTTGGCTGCACTTGACCGGGTCGTGGGGCGCACCTACGGCCGGGACTGCGATGCGCAGCTGGGCGACGCCCGGTGCACGGTCGATCTGGGCAGCTTCCCGGGCGCGCTCTGCGACAAACGGTGGGCGACCTGTCGCTCCGTGTTCGGCAATGGCGTGAATTTTCAAGGCTTTCCGGACAGTCCGGGAGACGATTTCCTGACTGCCGTGCCGGCGCCGGGTGGACGGAACGACGGCGGGAGCCGGCGATGAAGGGCCGGGTCGTGGCCATCGCCCGCTCATGGCTCGGCACGCCATACCGGCACCAGGCGAGCCTTCGCGGAGAGGGCGCGGATTGCCTCGGGCTGCTGCGCGGCGTCTGGCGGGAGTTGTTCGGGGCGGAGCCGGAGCCGATCCTGCCCTATCGTCCGGACTGGGCCGAGATCGGCGGCGAGGAAACCCTGTTACAGGCGGCCCGCCGCTGGCTGAGCGAAATCCCCGTCGACGCCGCACGTGCTGGCGACGTGCTGTTGTTCCGGATGGCTCCTGGCTGTCCGGCGAAACACTGCGCCATCCTCAGCGCGGGGTCTTTGGGGGACAGCGAAGAGCCGCGCATGATCCACGCCTACTGGGGGCGATCGGTCGTCGAGAGCTGGATGGGCGCCTGGTGGCGGCGACGGCTGGTGGCGGCGTTCGCCTGGCCGGCGGAAATTGACCCGGAGATCGGCTGATGGCGCAGGTGGTGCTGGGCGGCATTGGCGGAGCAGGCGGCGGCGGCCTCGGCCGCATCATCGGCGCCACACTGGGTGGAATGCTGGACCGGAGCCTCGTGGGCGGTCTCGAAACGCCGCGCCAGAAGGGACCCCGGCTCAACGTACTGGCTCTGCAGGGCTCGGCCGAAGGATCGCCGATGGCCTGCGTCTTCGGGCGCGCCCGTGTCACCGGACAAGTGATCTGGGCGGCGCGGTTCCTGGAAGGCAGGCAGACCTCTTCGGCGGGCAAGGGCGGGCCGCGCACGGTCGAATATGACTACTCCCTGAGTTTCGCCGTGGCGCTCTGCGAGGGCCCCATAGACGGAGTAGGGAGGATCTGGGCCGACGGACAGCCGATGGACCTGAGCGGAGTCACGATGCGGTTGCACCGCGGCGGGGTCGCGCAGACTTCTGATCCATTGATCGAGGCCGTCGAGGGAGAAGCGCCAGCGTACCGCGGAACGGCCTATGTGGTCTTCGAGGATCTGCCTCTCGGGCCGTACGGCAATCGGCCGCCACAGCTGGCCTTCGAAGTCTTCCGGCGGCCGCTCGGTCCGGAGCTCCGGCTCGAAGACAGGCTGGAAGGCGTGTGCCTGATCCCCGGCGCGGGAGAGTTCGTGCTGGCGACCGAAGCCGTCATGCGTCGCGAGGGGCTGACGCGGACCACGCCCGAAAACATGCACGGCGGGGGTGGACGAACGGATCTCGCTCTGTCGCTGGATCAGCTGCAAACGCAGGTTCCCAACCTGAAGCGCGTCAGTCTGGTGGTGGGCTGGTTCGGTGATGACCTGCGGGCCGGACATTGCACGATCCGGCCGGGCGTCGAGCGCCGGGACAAGCCGACGGAGCCATCGAACTGGGCGGTCGCGGGCCTCTCGCGCGACGAGGCGCACCTGATATCACAGAGCGATGGGGGGCCAGCCTACGGCGGCACGCCGTCGGATGAGAGCGTGCGCCAGGCCATCGCCGAACTGAAGGCGCGGGATCTGGAAGTGACCCTCTATCCCTTCGTGTTCATGGATGTGCCTGCCGGCAACGGACTGCCCGGTCCAGATGGCGAGGTCGGACAGCCGGCCTATCCGTGGCGGGGCCGCCTGAAGGGTCTCAACGGACCGGCGGCGAACGCAGACATCGCCGCCGCCTTTGGTGAGGCGGATGGATGGGGCCTCCGGCGGCTGGCCCTGCACTATGCTGCTCTGGCGGCGGAATGCGGCGCTCACGGGCTCCTGATCGGATCAGAGATGCGCGGGCTGACCTTGACGCGCGACGCTCTCGGGGAGTTCCCGGCGGTCGCCGCGTTCCGCGCGCTGGCGGCCGAGTGCAGGACCATCGTCGGAGTTGGTGTCAAACTGTCCTACGCTGCTGACTGGTCAGAATATTCCGGCTGGCGAGACGGCGCCGACGTGGCCTTCCACCTCGATCCGCTCTGGGCCGATCCGAAGATCGATTACGTCGGGATCGACTGGTATCCGCCGCTTGCGGACTGGCGGGATGGCGGCGGAGGGCTGGACGGAGTTCTGTTCAGCGGCCCCGACGACATTGGGAGCCTGGCCGCGCAGGTCGCGGGCGGCGAAGGATTCGACTGGTTCTACGCGTCGCCGGAGGATCGCGCCGCACAGGTCCGCACGCCGATCGTCGACATGGCGCATGAGGAGGACTGGGTGTTCCGGTCCAAGGACCTGAAGGGCTGGTGGTCGCACTCGCACCACGATCGACCGGCTGGCGTCCGGGACGCCCTCTCTACGTCATGGATTCCGGGCATGAAGCCGATCCGGCTCACTGAGTTCGGCTGCCCGGCCATCGACCGCGGCGGCAACGCGCCGAACCTGTTCCAGGACGCCAGGAGTTCCGAAGGAAGTCTGCCCCCGTTCTCCACCGGAGCCCGCGACGACCGAATGCAACGGCGGGCGCTGGAGACCGTGCTGGGCCATTTCGCAGAACCGGCGAACAATCCGGTCTCGGCGGTCTACGGCGAACCGATGCTGGCGGCGGCCGATGCCTGGTGCTGGGACGCCCGTCCATGGCCTGCCTTCCCGGGGCGTCGGGACGTCTGGACCGACGCGGGGGCGTGGCGAACAGGGCATTGGCTGAACGGACGGCTGGGCGGCGGAACGCGCGACCTGCTCGCGGAAGTCCTGAAGCGGGCCAGTCTAGAGGACGGCGAATTCGAGATCGGCACGCCCGAGGGCGAAGTGCAGGGCTATGTGATCGACCGACCCATGCGCATTCGCGATGCGTTGGAGCCTCTTCTGGACGCGCTCGGAATGGTGGCGGTGGAGCGCGGGGGGAGCGTCGCAGTGCTTGGGCATGAACCCGTCGCTCTGGTCTTGGCGTCGGAAGAGCTCGCCCTGCCTTCAGAGGGAAACGCGGTGCGGTGGGACCGGGCGCTGGAGGCCAGGCCCGGAGCCGCCCGCGTGAGGTTCATCGACGGCGACTCTGACTATCAGACCGGCTCCGCGGTGCTCCGGACAGCGGGTGAAGGCGGCGGGCTCTGCATGGACCTGCCTGCAGTGTGCTCGCGATACCTGGCGGAAGCTGCCGCGGCGCGAGTCCTGGAAGTCGGCCGGGAAGACGAGCTGACGGTTTCGCCCGGCCCGCTCCAAGTGCTTCAGCTCGAACCCGGAGACACAGTGTCCGTTTCCGGAGACGATCGAGGCTGGCGCACCATCCGGATTGACCTGGACAAGGCCCCCTCCGCAGTGCTGAGGCCCGTTTCGACGGTCCGCATGGCAGAGGATGAGGGGATTCCGTCGGCCAGAGATGGCGTGATCGCCACGGGCGCGCCGTTCTTCCGCATGATCGACTTGCCGCCCTTGCTGGATGGCGGTGGCGATGCGCGACCGGTGGTGGTCGTCGCGGCTGAGCCCTGGCGGCCGATGCGGGTTTTCGCCGGCGCCGATGCGGCAAGCCTGACGGAACGCTGCGATATCGCGGAGCCGGCCACCGTCGGACAGTTGGTCGGCGAACTCGCCGCCGGCGTCCGGCATCGCTGGGACCAGGTCAACACCCTCGAAATCCGGATCGAGGGACGGCCGCCCCAGAGCCTGTCGACATCCGCCGTCCTCGCGGGCGGCAACGCCGTGGCGGTGGAAACTGCGGCGGGCTGGGAGATCATTCAGTTCCGGACAGCCGAATTGGTCGCAAGCGAGGTCTGGAAGTTGAGCGGCCTGTTGCGTGGTCAACAAGGCACCGAGGAGGCCATGATGACCGGAGCCGCAAGCGGCGCCATCGTCGTCTTCCTGGGTTCCGAACTTGAGCGGGCGGCCTCGCCGCCGGCTGAACGCGGATTGCCGCTGCTCTGGCGAGTGGCTCCGCTTGGGACGCCGCCCGGCGGCGCCGGCGTCAGCGAGGTGCTCTTCACCCCAAGCGGGCTGCACGAGCGCCCGTGGAGCCCGGCCCACCTGAGCCGCACCGCACGGATCGACGGCGGCTTCGATCTGGGGTGGCTGTCCCGGTCGCGCCTCGATGGCGATCGATGGGACGGAGAGGTCCGCCCTGCCGACGCGCCCAGATATCGGGTGAGCATTCTCAACGCCGGGGTCGTGATCCGGACATGGGAGGTGGGGGCCGAGACGGCGACCTACGCCGCATCCGATGTCGCCGTCGATTTTCCTGAAGGCTTCGGACAGGCAGAAGCCGCAGTCGCACAGTGGGGCGATAGCTATGGTTGGGGCTTCGAATCCCGCGCGCAGCTTGTCTGATGGCTCAAGGCGGAGGAGATTCGACGTCCCGCCTTTGCGCTGTGGTGCGAATGCCCTAACTGACGTGTCTACTTGATGCGGCAGGAGCGGACTCGAGCGTGGCGGGCGATCCCTACAAGGAACTGGGCGTTTCGAGGGGCGCGAGCGCGGACGAGATCAAAAAGGCGTTCCGCAAGCTCGCCAAGGAACTGCATCCCGACAAGAATCCGGGCAACCGTGAGGCTGACGAACGCTTCAAGCGGGTGACGGCGGCCTTCGACCTGCTCGGCGACGCGGAAAAGAGGGCGAAGTTCGACCGCGGGGAGATCGACGCTGACGGGCGCGAGCAATTCCGCGGGTTCGGCGGCGGCTCGAGAGGCGGACCGGGCGCAAACCCGTTCGGCCAGGCCGGGGCGCAGCGGGGGGGCTTCGAGAACATCGATCTGGACGAGCTGTTCGGTGGCATGTTCGGCGGCGGGGGCCGGGCTGGAGCTCCGCGGGGCGGGTTCTCGGCGCGCGGAGCTGACGTCAAGGCGACGCTGGAGATCAGCCTTGAGGACTCGATCTCGGGCGCGACCCGGCGGATA